ACTGCCAAGATTGCGAACGATGCGGTTGACGCGACAAAGATTGGCAGCAACACCTTTGTCAGCTACGCAGTGATTTACGACCAAAAAGGTGGATCCAATGACGGCGGTACTTTTACGCAGGGAGATTGGCGCACACGCGATCTAAATACTGAAATTTCCGACGCTGACGGCATTGTTAGCATTAGCAGCAATCAATTTACGCTTGGCGCTGGATCGTATTTAATTCGGTGGTCAGCACCTGCGTATGATGTAAGCAGGCATATTGCACGGCTGTATGACATTACAGCTGACGCATTAGTGGCTCGCGGTAGCGCAGAGTCCGCCAATACTACTAGCGCTCACACAAACAGATCCCATGGAGCGGCAAGGGTAACAATTACGGCAGACAATGTATACGAAATACAACACCGATGCAGCTCAACTAAAGCTGATTCCGGGTTTGGAATAGCTAGCGATTTCAATAACAACGTCTATACCATCGTTGAAATCTATAAGGAGGCATGATCATGGATATTAACGTCGCAATCGACCGTCTCGGTCTTAACGCCAACAGCTACAAGCTCACCCAATCTGTTCCGCCCCACAGCATTGTTTTCTGGGACGGTCCAGACGCTCAGCCAACCGAAGCAGCACTTCAAGCTGCCTGGGACGCTTACGTCGCTGAGCAAAACTCGACCGAGTATCAGCGCCAACGCGCACCCGAGTATCCCAGCATGGCTGACTTCGCTGATGCTATGTACTGGAACTCAACTGGCGATAGCACTAAGCTGGACGAGTATTACGCCGCTTGTGCAGCCGTGAAGGCAAAGTACCCCAAGCCGGAGGCTGACTGATGGGACTCAAACTAAACGGCAGCAGTAGCGGTTCGGTTGAACTGAACGCACCAGCGGACACAACCAGCGGCGCTGATGTAGTCCTGACCCTCCCTGTCAATGACGGGGATGCAAACCAGTTCCTTCAAACAAATGGATCTGGCACGCTGACCTGGGCGACTGAAACGACTACCAACCTGACTCGCGGGACTGCCGTTGCCACGACTTCTGGCAGTGAAATTGACTTCACAAGTTTGCCGACCGGCATTAGAAAACTAACAGTAGTGCTGGACGAGGTTGGCGGAGACAGCATTGCAAATATACGGTTACAGTTGTCAACTGGTTCAACATTTTTGACAACAGGTTACGTCTCCAGCTCGGCTCGCATACAAAACGGTAGCACTTCCACAGTCGCTAGTAGCACTAACAGCTTTGTCTTGCTAAACAACGACAATGCTGCTCGCGAATGGTTTGGAGCTTTTACTGTGTTCAACGTTACTGGCAATATTTGGGTATGTGCCGGAAGCGCCAACGAAGACTCTGCCGTTAGATCTTGCGTTGCTGGTGGTCGCGTTGATTTGGGTGGAACACTCGATGGCATTAGGCTGACTCTTACTGATAGTTTTGACACCGGTCAAGTCAACATCTACTACGAGGTTTGATCATGCATAGAACCGTAGTCAACTGCCAGACCGGCGAAATCACCCAAGTCGAACTTACGGCTGAAGAAATTGCCCAACGGGAGCAAGCTTCTGCTCCATCCCTGAAGGAACAAAAAAGCAATCGTGCTGCTGCCTACGCCGCAGAAGCCGACCCGTTGTTCTTCAAGTCCCAGCGCGGTGAAGCAACAACCGCTGAATGGGAAGCCAAGGTCGCTGAGATTAAGGCTCGCTATCCTTACCCCCAGGAGGCTTGATCAATGAGCACAATCTCAGTCACTAACGTCAAGCACGAAAGCAGCACAAGCAACAACATTGTGTTGGACAGCTCTGCGAATGCAACGCTTGGTGCAAACGCGACTGTTACCGGAAACCTGACTGTTAGCGGAACTGGCAATCAGTCAATCGCTGGAACGCTTCAATTCAATTCCGGCTACGGCAGTGTTGCTACGGCTTACGGCGTAAGGGCGTGGATCAACTTTAATGGCACTGCAGCCACGATTGGTACAGGACGTGCAAGTGCAAATATGGATGCCGTAACCGATAACGGGACTGGCGATTACACGTTGAACTTTACTAACGCAATGCCAGATACTGACTTCGCATTGGTAGGGACGGCTGGAAACACTGGAACAAATTTTGGTGCTTATCTTGTTGATTTCTCCCCTACTCATAACAGAACTACGAGTAGCGTCAGGATTTGGACAGGATCGTCTAGCGCACTTCAAGACACTGCAATAGTTAATGTCGCTATTTTCCGCTAATTGCCATGAGCAAAATTCTTTATCCCAATCCTGAAGGCGGTATCAGCGTCATCCACCCAACCGGCACAACGCCTATTGAAGATCTTTGCCACAAGTGCATCCCTGCTGGCACGCCTTACCTGATCGTCGAAGACGATGCGATCCCTACTGATCGCTCCTTCCGTAACGCTTGGGAAGCTGATTTCAGCAATCCCACTGGAACTAGCATTGGTCGGGAAGCTTGGTTTGCACAACAGGAGGCTGAGCAATGATCAACGTCAACATGGACAAAGCGCGTGACATTCACCGCGACAAGGTGCGCCAAGCACGCAACCCGTTGCTAGAGGCAAAGGATGTTGCCTTTATGCGTGCCGTAGAGGCTGGCGACACTGACACCCAAGCCACAGTGGCAGCAGAGAAGCAGGCTTTGCGTGATGCAACTGCCGCTGCTGCTATTGATGCCGCTACAACTCCCGATGAGTTGAAAGCTGCCTGGGACGCTGATTTGCTTGGCGCGTCACCGTATTAACGACTAAGCCAAGCCTTGACCTAGCACTAGACTGGTCCCATGGCGATCTCACCTGGCACCTACAACTTCACGGTCCAGCGTGGTGCGGACCATGAGCTTGTCCTTGTCTTCAAGGACAGCAATGATGCCGTGATCGACCTGACCAGTTGGACTGTTGCTAGTCAGGCTTGGAATCAAGCGCGAAGCACCAAGTACGCCGATTTTTCGGTTGCTTACACCGACCGTTCCAACGGCAAGGTGACGCTTTCGCTGTCCGATGAGGACACGGTTGATTTCCCGGACGAGCTGTACTACGACGTTCTGCTGACCAATCCTGATGGTCTGAAGGAGTATTACCTGGAGGGCATCATCTTTGTCGCCCAGGGGTACACGCGATGACAAGCGTCAACGTCACGCTCCAGAAGAACAGCGTTGAAGTTACCGAGTCATCAAAGACCACGACGGTTGAGTCGAAGAAGACTTCTGTTGTTCAGGCGGTAACTGCTGGACCGCAAGGCGCAAAAGGCGATGCGGGTAGTGGTTTTGCACTGGATAGCTCGGCTAAAGTGGATAAGAGCGTGATTTATTACGACTCCGCCGCCGAAACGTTCAAGGCGGATGCTACTTGGACCACCACAACGCTTGTTTTCGGAGGCGACTTCTAAGCCATGGCTAACACCATTCGCATCAAAAAGCGTGCGTCTACAGGTGCTGCTGGTGCGCCTAGCTCGCTTGCCCCGTCAGAACTCGCATTTAACGAGAATACTGGCGACAAAAAGCTGTATTACGGCTACGGCGACAACGGTGATGGCACCGCTAGTTCCGTAATTGCGATTGGTGGCGAAGGTGCGTTCACCACGCTTGATACCACTCAAACGATCAGCGGCAACAAGACGTTCACTGGAACAGTTGATCTGAGTGGCGCAACCCTGAGCGGGAACACCACTTTTAGTAACAACCTGACGGTTACGGGCAACCTGACCGTCAACGGCACGACCACCACGGTCAACTCCACCACGATGTCGGTGGATGACAAGAACATCGAGCTGGGCTCTACTGCTAGCCCGACCGATGCTGGTGCGGATGGCGGTGGTATCACCCTGAAGGGCACCACTGATCACACCTTCAACTGGGTCAATTCAACTGATGCTTGGACCAGCTCCGAGCATTTGGACCTTGCTAGCGGCAAGGCGTATTACATCAACGGCACCAGCGTTCTTAGCGGTAGCACCCTGGGTTCTGGTGTTACTGGTTCGAGCCTGACCAGTGTTGGCACGATCAGCACTGGTACTTGGCAGGGCACCGCGATTGGCGCTGCTTACGGCGGCACTGGCGCTAGCAGCTATACCAGCGGTCAACTGCTGATCGGTAACAGCTCTGGCGGTCTGACCAAAGCAACGCTGACTGCTGGCGACAACATCACCATTACCGAAGGCAGTGGCAGCATCACGATCGCTGCTGATGCTGGCGCTCCAGGTGCAGGTGACGGTATTGATGTTTCTGGAACGACCGTCAGCGTTGACCTGAAAGCCAACGGTGGCTTGGTCATTGAGAGCACCGAGCTTGCGGTTGATCTTGGTGCATCTGCCATTACTGGCACCTTGGCGGTGGGTGATGGTGGTACTGGAGCGACCACTGCATCGGGCGCTCGCACTGCCCTTGGTCTTGCGATCGGTAGTGATGTTCAGGCTTATGACGCTGAACTGGCAGCACTTGCTGGTCTGACTTCTGCCGCCAACAAGGTTCCGTATTTCACGGGTTCTGGTACGGCAGCGGTTGCTGATTTCAGCAGCTTTGGTCGCAGCCTTGTCGATGATGCAAGCGCATCTGCTGCACGCACCACCTTGGGTCTTGGAACGATTGCGACTCAGGCTTCTAGCAACGTGAGCATCACTGGCGGTTCAATCGACGGGATTGAGCTTGACGGCGGCACCTTCTAAGGGGCTTCGCCGTTTTACCTGCCTAAATAGGCGCTAGAGGGTAGCCACATGGCAAACACAATCAGGATCAAGCGGTCAGCGACAGCCGGAAAGGTTCCAACGACCGCTCAGCTCGCGCTTGGTGAGCTTGCTGTTAATACCAACGACGGCAAGCTTTATACCAAGAAAGACGATGGCACGGAGGCTGTTGTTGAGATTGGTGGTGGC